GCGTCACCCTCGACCGTGAGATGGAGGACGTTGACCGCATATTCCCGCCACGCGTCGGTGCCGGAACCCTTCCCGCCGCGCGGGGGCTCCTCGGCGGGTGCGGGGGTGGCCGCGGGAGCGGTGGCCCACACGTCAGGATTCGTGATCTTCGCTGCCGCCCATTCGGGGACGGTCGAATTGGGTCCGAAGATGGTCGATTCGCCAGCCTCGTCGCGGACGTGGACGAACGTGTTGAGCTTGCCGGTCATGTCCGGGGGTCCTCTCGCTGAGGTGGTCTGGCGGGATGCGGGCGGCGTGAGGTAATCAGCCGCCCGCATCCCTTGTTCAGTTGTTAGGCGACGTCCGCGACGTAGGACAGGTCCGGGTTCGCGAGCGCCGGCGTCGAAATCGCCGTGCCCTTCACCCAAACGCCCAGCGGGTCGTCATCGCGGTAGGCACCGACGACGATGCCCGGCTGCTCACCGTCCGCGATCTGGTAACGGTCGTCCATCGACTCGAGCGTCCGGCCCCAGGTGGTCTCACCCAGGTCCGTGCCGCCGTTGTCGTTCACGCCAACCCGGGCGGGGAGGAACAGCACCTTGTCATCCGCGATCACTCGCGTCTGAGTGCCGTTGACCTTCACGACCCGGTCGTAGATGACCAGCTCGGGGATGCCGAAGTCCGCGAGGACCGCCTGCACCGCCTCACGGGTCACGATCGACAGGGTTGCGTTCGTGGTCCGGAACTCCGCGCTGCGGCGGAGGAGACCGAGAACACGGGTGGAGGTGAGCATCGCACCGGGAGCCTCGCCGTTCACCGACACGTAGTCGGCGATCCACGTCTCGATGTCCGAGACGGGGGTGGCGCTGCCGCTGGTCCAGAGCGTGCCGGGTGCGACCGTGTTGCCGCCGCGTCGACCGAAGTCGAGTTCGGCGACGAAGCCGTTCTCGGCGATGGTGACCTTGCCGGTGACGAGGGCCTGACCGCGAGCGATCTCGACCCGGTCGTCCACGGCGCGGCCACGGCGGATCGACGCCTGCTCGAGCACGTCGATGACGTTCTCGTCGGAGTCGCGGCCGTTGGCGCGCAGCTGGTCGTACTCGGAGACGCGCTCCTTTTTGCCCAGCGGGGGAAGGTCGAAGGTGACCCGCTTCCCGCCACCGCCACCACCGATGCGGGTTTCCGCATCGAAGGCACGGTACTCCGCTGCGTCGGTCAGGCCGGAGTCACCAGAGGTGATCCGCGCCACGACGTCGTCGACGTAGTTGTTGGGAAGGAACTGCGCCAGTGAGACGCGGTTCTCGGCGCGGTCGGCGAGCGCTGCGCGGGTGTAGCCGGTCAGTTCGGCGGGGGTGACGAGGTCAGTCCAGAGAGCCATGATTCGTCCCCTTACTCGAAGATGATCCGGCCGGCGACGTCGGTCTTACCCGCGGAGTCGATGGCGATCGGGAGGTTGGACTCACGGACGCGGCCGTGATCGAACAGGGCCGCGACAGGGTCGCTGTCAGCGGCGGGTGCGGCGACTGCGACGAACAGCAGCCCGACGAGGGCCTCGCGGCCATCGGAAGCGGCGTTGTCATAGGGGCCGTACTTACCCGACGTGGTGATCTTGCCCAGCGGGATGCCGGACTTGAAGAACCCGTTCGGGTAGTGGGTGCCGGCGGTGAACGCCGACTTGTCGAGGGTGACGGTACGGGCCATGTTGGTCCCGTGTGCGGAACCGAGCCAGGACTGGTCGTCCGGGCCAACGGTCTCCGAGCGGACGGCAAAGTCCATGGTGACTCCTTAGTAGGAAGGGATGGGGTTACTGCTTCTTCCCGTGCTTGCGCTCGTAACGCTCCCGGCCAGCGTCCAGGGAACCCCCGGAGGGGGACCCATCGCGTCGGCCTTGACCGTCGTCCTTCGCGGACCCCTTGCGGAGTTTGAGGATGGCATCGGCCTGCTTCTCGAGGTCTTCCTGGGTGGAGGCGGTCAGTAGGACGAAGTCGTCCTTGCTGATGCCCTTCTCCACGGCGATCTCGAGGCGCAATGCCTTGGCCTGAGCGGCGGTGAGTGCGGTAACGGTTTCGTTCGCGCGGGATTCGGCATCCTTCAGCGCCTGGGCAGCCCGTTCGGCTTCCGTTTGCTGTGATGCCTTGATCTGGTCCAGCTCGGTCTTCGCTGCCCTCAGGTCGTCGTAATCGGCGAACCGCTGGCGCTCCCGTTCGAGGCGCACGGAGATGATCCGGTTGAGATCGTCCTGCGTCGCGGGCGGGATGTACGAGCTGCCCTCGCCGTCACCTCCTGCGCCTTCACCCTCGGGCGGCACCATGTACCGGATACCCATGAGGTCAAGTCGCGTCGGCCTGGTTGGGCCGAAGGCGGTGGGGCGAGTGAATGCGTTGCGTCCAGACATGTGTCTGTGATTCCTTCCGTAAGCCCGTCGGCATGAACCGCGAATGTCGCTTCGCGTGTGCGCCCCTCCCGGGTGGGAAGGGAAGTTTCAGTAGCCAGCCGCTTCGAGGACCCGGTCTCGCAACGCGGTGTCAGGTCCAGCGATTCGCACCAGTTCGGTGCGGGTCAGGCCGGAGTAGGAGTAGTAACCGTTGTCGAACAGGAGGCGGCGGGCGAGCGCGGCGTCGTCGCCCGCGAACTTGTAGATCGCCTCAGGCATGAGCCGCACCTGCTTGGTCCGCCGGTATCGGTCGCCTGTCCCGATCGTGTATCCGCGGTTCTGATCACGGGCCCACTTCGAGCGAAAGGTGGTCCCCTCGCCAGTCGCGACGACACCCCGCGTCTCATACATGCCCCGCCGTGCGTTCACTACCCGGCTGACGTCGGCCCCATCACGGATCGCCTGAGCGCCGTCCACGGTGAACACACGCTCCTGCTCGGCGCGAGTGAGGCTGTCGAAGTATTCGCGGGGGTCGGAGTAGAGGCCGGCGGGAACAGGACCCGATCCGTCACCCTCGATCGGACATGCCGTGCACCGGCAAGCCGGGTGCCGACGAAAGGCCGTTTTATATTCCGCCTTCCCCGCCAGAACGGCGCACCGTGAGCATGCGCCGGGCGAGATGACTCGCACGTAACGAGTCCACCCTTTGCCGCCCGCGGCTGCGATGTCTGCCTGACGCCCGGCGTCGTGGACGAACGACTTGGCCTTCGCCATCAGGTAGGTGCTACCTGCGGCGAACGCCTGCTCGTAGGAGACACCAGCGCCAACGAGACTCTTCGTCAACGTCACCGCACCGAACATGCCGGGCCCAACTTCGCGCCCCGACACGTCCACTCCGGCGAACGCCTCGGGCACAATATCCAGCGCCCCCGAAGACTCGTACTGTCTGGCGAGTTCACCGGCAAACGCCCGCGACTGTTGCGCCGCGGTCACCTGTGCGCCCCCGATGACACCGACCAGCGCTGGAGCTATCGCATCCCAAGAGGCGTCCAGGTAATCGGGGTCAGCCTGCCGCCACATGCGGGCGGCACGTTCGGCCGTCTCGTCCGCGAGAACAGTGCGGTCCGCCTGCACCTGGATGGCGAGGCTAGGCGGCGTCGCCACGTTCGGCCTCTACAGCCGCCTGCACCGCCGCGCCCAGTGCAGCCTCGGTCGTCTCCCCGTCGCGTTCCTGCATCCGGCCCCGCTGAGTCGGGGTGTAGCCGAGATCCTCACGAGCCTGTTCCACGTCGACCAGCGAGTGACCGCGGGAATCCTTCGTGGCGACCAGCTTCACGATCGCATCTGCCTTCTGCGCGATGGTCGGCGTGGAAGGGTCGCGCCAGAGCGTCTCAATACGCCGAGATTCGGGAGTGTCACGCTTCCCCTGGGTGAGGAGGACGAGGCGCTGCACCCGCTCCCACCGGGACGAGAGAACAGCCTGCTTGCGTTCGGCCCGCTTCACCAACTGCGCCTCGGACGAGCGAATCGCGTCAGCCGAAGCAGGGTTGTCCGTGTTGAAGCCCGCATAGTGGGGAGGCAGGCCAAGAAGCTGCGACGCGAGCTGCATCAGCAGCTTGATCGTGTTGTGGAAGTTGGTGAGTTCCGCTTCCGGGAACTGCCCAAACTTCACGTCCTTGCCCTCAACGCCCCACATGCGGCCGGCGATAAGTTCGAACGTCTTCATCTGCTCGCCCGTGGCGGCGTCCACGAAGTCATCCTTGTTCAGGCCAGTCGCCCACCGTCGGGGCATGGCATGGAACTCGGCGGACACCATCATGTCCGACGCGATCTTGTTCAGTGCGTCCATAACAGGCACGATGTCGTGGAACACTGCCCGGCCTAGGCGCTGGTCGAACTTGCCGGGACGGAACCGGCCGAGCCCGCGCGGATCGTTGGGTAGCGGCACGAGGCGGCAGAGGTTGAAGTCGTTCTCTTCCTTGCCGTCCTGCACCCACGCCGCGCCGCGCTTCGCCGGCTTGCGCCAGGTAATCCGCCCGTTCGGGTGGTACAGGTTCACGGCGTGTTCGCCGTCGACCTCGCTCCACTTCTTGATCCCGTACCGCACCTCGTGGGTGCGCGGGTCGTCCTCGTGGATGGCCTCGAATGGCGACTCGGCGGTGATCAGTGGAACGTCGTCGTCGCCCTCGCCGACGACCGTGTACGCGCGCCCTAGAGCAAGCCCCTCGCGGTGAGCCTGCTGAGACAGCAAAGGGCCGTCATTATGCTCCCAGACGGTCCAGAGAGCGTCGTCGGACGACTCTGTGCCGGGGAAGCGGAACCCCTCAATGTCCAGGCGGTTCTCGTACACCTCAACCCCGAACCGGGCGAGGTTCAGCACAATCGGTGACAGACGTAGGCCGAGCTGTTCCTGCAACGGCGCGGACAGGTACTTCAGGGGTTGCTCGCCCTCGAAATAGTCGTCATTCCGGCGGAGGGAGGGAATTTCGCGTTGCAGAGCCCGCAGGAGGCGATCCCGAATGTCTTCGAACTCAGGCATCAGCACCCCCTACCTCTCTCAACGCCAGACACGGACCTTGGACTTGGCGCGAGGCGGTTCCCAGCCGGCCTTCAACGCGTCGGCGCGGGCCTCATAGGCAAGCGCAGCGCCGACAACGGAGTCGATTTTCCGGTCGCTGTTCGGGTTCTCTTTGCGTACCAACCGATGGATGCCCTTGTTGCGGACGTACGCGTTCCGGAAGTGCTCCATGAACACCGGGTCGCCCGAGTGCCAGACGTTCCCCGTGGTCAGGTCGACGCGGAGGCGATCCAGCGCGGCACCCATGGCTACGTCCCTTGACGTGGGCCAGGCGATGACGCGGTCCTCACCAAGCTCCTCGGCGAGGTCGTCGATGTCCGACCGCCACTCGTGCGGGTCGGCGTACATCCTCGAAACCGTGTACCGCTCGAAGGCCTCCCGAATCGTCGCCAGGACAAGCGATCGGGGAACTTCCCACCAGTTGCCCTCAGGTCCAGACGGTTTGGCCCAAATCCCCACTGGGAACAGGTAGCCATCCGACATGCGCGTACCGATCAGCACCGTGGAGTCGTCGTTCAGGGAACCATCGAACCCGAGCGCGATCGGTTCGCCATCCGCCACATCCGGCTCCGGGCGTTCTCGCGTGTCGCCTTCGCGCCTTTCGGCGACGTTCTGGTTCTCGACGACCGCGACCGGCACCCATGCGTCCTTCGACGACATCGGCCGGTTCAAGTAGTAGCGGGCCGCGGTCTCCTCATCAGGACATTTGCGAGGGTCCAACATGTCCCGGTACTTGCGGTCCATGTCCTGCCACGCCGCGGAAGCCCCATACGCGTAAGCGAGCTGCTTCATCGTGTGCTCGCGGTCCTTGATGTCGACCTTGCCCGGCGCTTCCCGGTGATCAATGAGTACCCGTGGTGAAAGTTCCTTTTTTCGCCACGCAGTCAGGGTCGCCTCGAAGACGCTGTCCTCACCCGGCCGGTACGCCGTGGACGTCTGCAACATCCACGGTTCGGCCAGCTTCCGCTTGGACAGGTTCCGCGAAACCGTCGCGTACATGTCCCGCAGTTCCTTCAACGTGTACAGGTGCGTCTCGTCCGCAACGGCGAACGATTCCTTGCCGCCGTCCTTCGACGCCGACCCCGACGTCGTCGCCCGGATCTCACCGCCGTCCGGGAGGTAAATCGCCGTCGCCGACTGGTACATGCGAACACCGCTCGAGCCGCCGTAAATCTCCGGGTGGTGATCCTTACCCCACTCGACGATGAACGCGATGTTCTCGAACGTGTTGCCGGCCTGGCTCTCTTCAGTCGCCATGCACTTGATCAGCGGCGACGTCACCTTCCGGCCAACCGGTTGTCCCGACTCGTCCCAATGAGAGAACCGGCACGCGCCGTACGCCTCCCACACCGCAACGAACCCTGCGATCTCCGATTTCGCGCGACCCTTAGCCCGGGAAAGGACAGCTTCGTCGTACTCGCGGACACCCGTCTCCGGGTTCAGTCGGTAGCACTCGACGAAGAAATCGAACATCTCGTCATCAAGTTCGATCGGGTCACCCTGCACATCGCCAGGCCCATGAACCATGAACGACTCGACGAACTCGACCGCGTCATAACCGAGAGAGCAAACCTGCCCCTCGAACGCCGGACGGAACACTACGCACCCTCGGAGCGCTTCCGGGCCCGTTCAATCGCCGTCACACGGCCACCGCCCGCAGCCGCCGGCGCATACGCACCCCGAGCCCCACCCCGCTGCTGCGGACGCTTCCCCGCGACATCGTCAGGAAGACGCAGGGCCGCCAACAGTTGCTTCAACAGGTTCGCGGTCTGATTCGCCTTGCCCAGAGCATCATCAATCTTCAGCTCGTAATCCTCAGTCAAAACCCGATGCGTCAACGACATCCACGTCTCAGCGTCGCCCCGCAAAACCTCATCGAGCTTGTCCAGCCGATCCTTCGACCTGCACGCCTCAAGAAGAGTGACCCGCTGAACCGCATCCAACGAGTGGTCCGCCGTCACCGACACCCACAACGACCGGCCACCAACCCCGAGCCCCTCAGGCACCGAATCAGACACAACGGCCTCCGGGACGAGGGTGTGGAAGAACATTTCAGGGGTCTGGAC